TAGAACAAGAGGATCAGCGCATACTTACGCTGCGCTACCACGAGAACCTTACCCTTGCACAGATAGGGCAGGTACTAGAGTGCCACTTCACTACTGCAGACCGCAGATGTAATAGCGCAATGCGACACCTGAACAATCTACTCGGTGGGGTTAGTCCGTACAAGTAATGAACGAGTTAGTTCTTTTCGACTTTCTTAAACTTAATCTTTACCCTGATTTAGAGCGAGCGCCTGGTATCTACGATGCCTTCGACTGCACCAGCGCAAAGGCCGGTCACTTCATTGAGTTGAAGTGTCGCCAAAGTCATTATTCTACGCTACTTATAGAGCAGATGAAGTATCGCAAGCTCATCACACAGGCATACCACCGCGACCTTCTACCCTTCTATATCAACAGCACACCGCTTGGCATCTACTCCTTCGATCTGACAGAGATAGACGAACCTGAGTGGTTTGTCCACGAGATGCCAGCAACCACAGAGTTTGAGCGTAACGAGAAGGTTGATAAGATTGTCGGGTACTTAGATACAGAGGAGGCTATCAGGCTATGACATACGACTACGAGTGTAATAAATGCAAGAACACTTACACGCTTGAGCGTGGCATCAGAGAAGAAGAAGTGTTGCCAGTCTGCGTAGGTTGCCACGAGTCTATGACTCGCGTGTGGTCTTCGCCCACTGTGATTTTTAATTCTTCTGGCTTCTACAGTGTGGATAATAAGAAATGACATACCCTAATTGGTTTAAGCAGACAGCCGAGCATAACTTCGAGGAGTTCTTGCTCCCACTAGCAGGCAAAGAGTGGCTACGATTCTTACAGCTTGGTTGCTTTACCGGAGATGCTAGCGTGTGGCTATGTCAGAACGTACTCACTGGTAAACATAGCTGGCTTGATGATGTTGATACGTGGAAAGGTGCGCCTAATGAACCTATCCAAGAACAGATGGACTTTGAAGATGTGTTTAGAATATACCGCGATAAGACTAAAGGTATGCCTATTACAAGAAACCGCAGGACTACTACCGAGTATCTATTAGATAACGATAACGAAGTGATGCGCCCTTCCTTCTTCGACTTCATCTACGTGGACGCACACCACACGTCTGCTTCCGCCTTCCTTGATAGTGAACTATCGTGGCCACTGCTTAAGTCAGATGGCATACTGGCAATAGATGACTACGAGTGGCAGCACCCTGATGGTGTTGATATACACGCACCTAAGATTGGTATACATATGTTCCTTGATCGCCACGAAGGTGAGTACACCGAACTCGTACGCAACCAACAGCTATGGATTAGAAAGCGATAAACCCCGCCGGAAAGAGTAACGGCGGGGCTTATCAGAGGAGGGCTCGCGTACTATAGCATAGTTTTAAGTATCTCTTCACCCAAGGCATAAGGAACACGGCTTCTATCTCTAGCGCCTACTATTCCCTGTGTACCAGTCTTCGATCCACGCGGTGCTGCGATGTGACAAGGCATACCATTCTTGCAAGGTTCACGTGGTGTCCAAGTGGGAACGTATCCCCATAAATCCGTAGGCTTCATTCTATCGTCACCATATTGACAATAAGTAACAGTCCTTCTCTCAATCCCTTCAACTACCTTTAATTTGCGGAGCATTCCTCGCGGGTTCTCCATAAGCCAACCTTTTGTTGGCATCAAGTCGTTGATAAGTTGCAAAGTATGGCGAACTAGCTCTTGACTTGATTTAGCTGCTTCAGTTTTTGGTATCGGATTCGCTCCACCTTGCGCCCAATGGTGACCCATAGAAGCCACGCTGAAAGCTGTACAAGGTGGGCTAGCCCATACGAAATCAGGCTTATCATACTTGGCAATCATTTCATCTGCTCGTAGATTAAATACGTCTATATGTTCAGTTGCATCGAAAGACTTATCCATCTCGAAAGAGATTACTGTGTGTCCATTATCCTTGAAGGCTTGAGTAGAGCTGCCAGTACCTGAAAATAAATCAAATACTATTAACCCCATTGTTCTGCCATAGCTTTTGCTATACCAGGAAAAGTCTTAGACCTAGCCTTAGACCGCTCTGCGGGTGGCAAACGCCAAGCGTCAGCATACCAAGCTGGCATCGTTCTCCCGCTTGCGTATGTAGACCTAGGCTCTGGTTTAACTTCGTTGGTTGCCACTAGCGGTGGTACACCCTTTAACCAAAGGCAAGTGCGCTTCTCGAAAGGATCACCAAACCACCAAGGCTGAATAATTTGGTCAGGCTTCCGATATATCTTACTCATAATTCCTACTGGATTTTCAATTACTACTCTTGGTGCATCAAGGTTTGTAAAGAGCATAAAGAAATCTACACCCTCTTGCTGCCTGCCGTCTTTTCGTTTCTGCTCGAACCAAGCAGCTCCAGAAGAAGCAAGGTGTGTACAGGGCGGGAAAGCTATGATTAAATCCCATTGTTCTCTTAATAGCGGTACTACATCTTGCTGTAAGTGATACTCCGGTACCTTGCCTGAAGAAGGAAGTATGTCGCAAGAGTAAGCATCGTGACCTAGCTGCCGAAATTCCCAAGTAACAGCTTGGCTTTCTTCACAGGCTAATAGAATTCTCACTCAGTACCACCCTCTTCTATCGCTATGCCGGAGAGCGCGGCACGCACTCCCTGAATAGCGGTGTTCAATGTATCGTAAGCCGTGAAGGATTTGTAGTTCAGGTCGTGAACTACGTTCTCCAAGGAGTTGAGCAATTCCATAAGCCGTACTTCGTTTGTTGTCGGCAAGGTGGTCAAACCTGCTTTCACGGGTCCATAAGGTGACAAGGCACGCAACTTCCCCTCTCGAATATCCGAGAGCGCGACTATATTCTCTTGCGATTCGTTTGTTCTCACGCTTCTCCTCCCCTGTTGCCTTGGTTCTCGCCGTCATCTGCGGTTTGTGGTCTAGCTGCGGTAGTACTGGATCGTGTACCCAACTGGCTAGTAATAGTATTCCCAGCAATATCAACCCAACTTTTACCCATACGCTCATCACTTGCTCTCTCCTGCTCTAGTAAGTCTCTGTAGTCATCAGGGTAGGCTTGTGCCAACCTTGCTAGAGCGCGATCCCGCGCTCGCCTATAGTTACGTTGGCGCACCGCTATATTGTTAGCGGTAGCTATTCTTCTTGTCACATCATCAGTCATTAAGTCTCTCCTCTAGGCGTATAAGGACATAGCCTACCAGTAGCACTAGCCCTAACCCTATCCAGTACAGCATTATCTTTCCTTCCAATCACTAGAATCTAAGTACTTATATTTGCGCTCGCATACCGAGCAATAGCCACACTCTACGCAACCGGTGGCCGTAAAGGTGATGCACTCCGGACAATAAAGGCTCTCGCCCTCCCTCTCACACTCTCCGCATATCATCTACTAGCTGCCTTCACTAGGTCAGTTACGTCTAGCGGTTGCCCTACTAGGTGAGCGTCCTCTTCGTCACTATCCCACCCTGATACTAGGATTCGTGTAGCGGTGCGGGAATTAGCTATCCACTTAAGCGCCTCTTCAGGGCGCTCTCCTCCCCACTCTGCGTTACCCCAGTCATCTACCACTTCATAGAGCAGGATTAGCGGTGACTTGCGCGGGTGGAAGCTGATTACATTATTCATCTTGCACCTTCTCTATTACTACATCGTCATAGCCACGTCTCTTCCACTCTTGCGCTATGAATTGAGCTTTATCCAAGGTAAGTAAGTGCGAGTTTATCTCGCTACCGCCTACCCATACAGTCCAGTTACTCATAGAGCTGCCTCGCAATCATTAAGGAATTGAACACGATCAAAGGTCGCATCGCTCTCCTTGAAGGCGTCTGCTAGCTCTCGTGCAACCACGTCCATAGTCACCGGCAGTCCCTGCTCATCGTGGTTAATGCCAGATAGAACATCGGCTACTAGTAAATAAATATCTTTATTCATCGTCTCCCTCTCCCTCTTCCATATTGAAGATGCGCGATAGCGCACCATTAGCACGCATAAGCGTGGCTAGCATCTCCTCTTGCTCTCTCTTCATCGTCTCCTCCATAGTTTCTTTCATAGTAAGCACCCGCAATTATCTACAGGCACAAGGTGATCGCCACACATAAGCTGCACGCCATCACCCTCGAATCCTGTGCCATCGTCTCCCTCTGCAAGGCTCGCAAGCCACTCTTGTTTATCCATTACTCTTCCTCTCTCTCCCTCTCCCGCCTTCACGGGTGGGTCTGCCCTATCGGTTAGGTGCAGACTACCACACTCTCCCCTATGTGTGAGAGAGTGCGATAGTACGCGTCTAACCCTCTCTCTTTATTGTGTGCGGGTGGTTACGCCAGGATACGATGTGATAGCCCTGCCCTGTAATCGGATCGCGGAATTGTGAGCGCTTAATAAATCGCAGCTCTTGGAATACCTTGCCGTCTAGGAATTCAATAGGCTTATCGAATACCACAATATCTCCCTCTTTCGCCTTAACCATTACCTTCCCTCTCTTTCAATCGCGCCTTGATAGCTGCGGGGTCTATCTTTTCGCTGCGGGCGGTATCCCATAAGCTCTCTTTGCGCTGCCTATAAGCTGCCGCACCGATGATGCCTAGCTCTCGATCCGACTCTATCTCTTCAAGTGCTAGGCATATCTCTTCTATAATATCCACGCGCCAGGTATGGTTATGGGTGTCAATCTCGCTCACTTGCCCTCCCTCTCTTTCATATATTGACGGAATAAACGCGCACTCTCGCGCTTGGTGTAGCCGTAGAAGGTGCGTGTTACTAGGTAGCCGCAGCTATCGCTTGAATAAACGATCCAAGCGCCATCGTGATTCTTTTCTATAGTCATAGCTCACTCTCTCTCTTAATTACCTACTTAGGGCGGTGCTGCCCTCCACCTACCCCCGCAGCGAGCGAGGGTAGATAGATAGCGCACCGAGCTAGTTATGCGCGGCGCATCGGCATCAAGAGCGCCCTCCACTCTACGCGCTTGCCCTTTACTTCAATCTGCATAGGCTTGCCCGCCCCCGTAAAGGTGATACCTACCGCCTCACCTTTGCCCGCAATCTTGGCGTAATCTGCAAAGAATCCGGGGTTAAGATTGACCGATTCAATAGCTGCGGTCTGCATATCCTTGCCGATGAAGTTGCCGATAGGTGGATAGTTGCCACTTACTAGCTCGATGCTTATCGCGTTACCGCGCACCGATACCGAGAGGGAATCACCTAGACGGGTGAAGGTAACGGGTAGGGAATCCATACGCTTACCCTCACCTTTAAGTAATGACGTAATGCGCTTAATATCGGCGAGCGATACAAGGCTCTTCTCAAGATCGAGCGAGCTGCCCTGCGCCTCGATGCGCCCCGATATGACGCGATACCTATCGGTTGCTGCGGCGTACAAGTAGCCGCCCTCGCTATAGATTCGCAGGGTGTTAAGCATCGGCAAGTAATCCTTGCGACTATCCGCGTGGGTAGCTGCGCCCTCGAATAGCTCGATGATGTCACCAAGCTGCGCGGTTACGCTTGCCGTATCGGTTGCTACGGGTGTAGTGATTGTATCCATATATGTCTCTTTTCTCTTGTCTGCATAGTTGCAGACCCCAAGGGAGGGGCGCAGCATAAGCCGCTACCCTCCCCAAGAGTACGCCTCTAGTACTTGCGCCCCGTTAGCTTGCAATAGATGAAGTGAATCGCCTCGACTACAAGCCACAAGGCACACGCTGCGACTACTAGGCTCGCAAGCCCTAGCAACACCGATAGAAGATAGGCAAAGTCATTAAGATTCATCGCTTGATACCTCTTCAATCTCTTCTGCAAGGTCATTAAGCACAAGGCTCACCAAATCCTGATAATAGAGATATAAGTCGGCTTGCATAAGCTTAATGATGTCTAGGTGTTCAACATCGTAGCCTAATTCTGCAGCGCCGCGATTATCATATTCGCTATCCATATTCTGCCACTCTTCAATAACGCGGTTATTGTAGACGGGTACGTAGTTATCGACATATTCATAAGAGCGGTCTCTTATATCGTCTAGCTCTATTCCTTGCTCTATCTCTCGCTTAAATTCTTCCATAATCTCATTGTAAGTAGTCATCTATAGCCCTGCCTTTTCTAGTACGGGGGCAGCTTGCTGCCACAATTTATTAGCAATCGAATCGGTATCACCTAGGTCATCAAAGGCATCGCAATAGTCGCTATTGCCCTCGGCGTCATATGTATTCCAAGAGTAGCCGTTAGCCTTTTCGAGAGAATCACCAAAGGCAATCTCGTAACCATTAGGCAGCACAATCGAGATATATCCAGGGAAGGTATAAGCAACCTTTGCACCTTGCGGTGCGGTGTTGATGATTGCCTTCATTACATCGTGGATATTGTGGGTGTTACCACTTGCATCATCGAATTGCTCTAGTCGAATAGTCATTACTTTCCACTCTCCTTTGCTGCATAAGCTGCAAGGCTCGCTTGATATTGCTCTTCATCTACTAGCTCGCTTAGCTTGTAGACGGCTTGCGCGATGCGCCCTAGTTGGTTAGGTGCAACGATTGAATTAAGATCGAGAGTAGTTAAATCCTCGATTATGTTGCTGCGTAGCTCTTGTGATGACTTCACTTTTATCTCTTTTCTCGTGGCGGCTTGGAGGGGTTGCCACGCCCTAATGATATACGTGCGCCTCCCCTATCTGCAAGTACCCGCAAGAGCTGCGCCGCTTGGTGTCGCTGCACCCTTTGCCTTGGTAGCTCGCGGGGTAACGGGCAAGAGCTGCCTCACTTGATGCCCGATAGCTAAGTGCTGCCCTATCGCCCTGCCTTGACATATTGCCGCGTTATGTCTGGATCGACAATAGAGCTACCGCCTCGAATCTGCATCACTTGCCCTTGCACTCTATGCCGTATAGCTGCCGATGGTTGCCGATTGCTGCCGATAGGCTAGTAAGCCCGCCCCGATTCCCTTACCGATTCCCCGCACCTTAAACAATATGGCAGACAATTCCCTGCATTATGTCTAGGGTCTGCCCTGCCCTGCGGTAGCCCTGCCCTGCCCGCGTAGTCTCAGAATATGAGACAAGACCCCAGATGCTTAATTCGCAAGCGCGGAGGGTATATACTCCCCAACAAAAAATATTTGCTAAAGTGAGATCCGTATTATGCCTCTGACCTGCGCTTTTAATAACAGTGACTAACGTCACATTTAGAAACCGCTAAATGGACCTCCGTTAGCGCCTTATATATAGTAGGGGAGCAAAGCGGGGAAGCTATGCTTTGCGACCCGTTACGCTACGGGTGGAACCCTTCGCGTAGCCCCCTAGGGCGAAGCGAGCTTTACCCCTCGCTGCGCTGTGGCTTGCTCGGGAGTTTGACTCCCGCTGCGGTACTTGGGCGGGGATATTTATATCCAGTATTGAATCTCATATTTTAAGATTTTGTAGGATACCAGTATTAGGAAACTTCCCAACCTAGTATAAAATGAAAGCACCTCACGGCGCTTTTTAGGGAAGGACCAGTATGTTTGTTTACCAGACAGACCGTAAGTATAAGAAGCACTACACGGCGTCCCGCCGCAAGGCAGACCAGGAATTTTTGAAAGAAGCTCGGCGCAAGATCGCAGCAGCGATTCTCGTTGAAGAAATGAGACGAGAAGAAGATGGCAGAAAATAGCGCCGATATAGCCAAGAGGATTATCCTCGGCTGTGTTGCAGAAGGTATGACCATTGAGGCCGCTTGCGGCTCAGCCGGTAAATCCTTAAAGACCTACGAGTACTATCGTCGCACCGATAAGATATTTGCAGATAAGGTAGATCGAACC